TTTAATACTTTAGAGACTTCGGTTAAAGATGATTTAGAAAGAAGAGAACAATTTGAACAGTGTTACAATATTAGAAATTTTATTGACACGTATAATAAAAAAGATTATTAAGATGATGGAATATTTAATAACATTAGGACAATTACTAATAGTAGTATTTTGTTTAAGTAAACTAGCCGTTAGTGTGAGTGAGAAATTACCAAGTATAAAATTATTCAATATTATTAGACCCTATATAGGCTGTCGTTCGTGTATGAGCTTTTGGTTAACCTTAGTGTTAGGTGGTTCATTATTTACCGCAGCTAGCATTTGGCTAGTGATGTATTTCTATACTTTAAAGTTAGAAGCCACAGTAGAGAAAATAAGGTTATAATGAATGTCGGTAAATGAGATTATAGAAGAGATTGTAGCAGAGAATAGCCTGTGGATGGAACTTATCACTAATACTTTAGGTATGAAACACGCTAAGTATAAGAATGAATTATTATCAGAGATAAGTATTTACTGGTTAGAGAATCCACATAAATTATTAGAACGTTGGGGTGATCCAAGTTTTAAATATTACTTAATTAGGATGTGTCAAAATCAAGTGTATTCTAGTAGTTCACCTTTCGCTAGAAATAATAAAGAAATGAGTTATACTAATAAAGCGGTAGCTAATGTGGAATTATTTGATACTCAAGAATATATAGCTGATATAGATAGTGATGGTATTATCAACGATAAACTAGACTTCGAACGTAAGATTAACCTTGTAGATGAAGCTATTAAATTCGGTAGTTTATCTTGGATCGAGGGACAAATGTTCCGTGAGTATTACTATGAACACAAATCTTATCGAAAGATAGAACAAGAATATGGGATAGATCATTGTAGTTGTTGGAAAATTGTCAAGGCTGCTAGATCTAAAGTACAAGAATATTGTGAGAAAAACAAGTCACGATAAAAATATATTTATTATATGGAACTTAATATTAATGAAGACGACTTAAATTTGATGGAACAAATTGTTCTGAGTAAAGCCTTGAATAAGGACGAAGTATTTGCAATGCAACAACTGATTAGAAAATATATTGATCATACAGCGTTGGTGTGTAGTACTTGTCCCGCACAAGTTAGATTTGCACATACTAGATTAACCAATTGGTATAATAAAATGATTTTAGGTCAATAATGAAGATGTTAGATTTAACGACTAGTCTAGATGTGACTTCGGTTCAACCCTTAGAAGATAATGTGCTCTATGGTAAGTTTGTAGTGAGTAAACCTTTATATGATGCTATTAGAAATCATTCGGGAACATTTTATGTTTTGGGTTAAAGAATGGAAATTATTGACATTTGGCACTGAATATATAGAACAAGGCTATCCTAACTTTAACATTATTATCCGTTTGAAGTTAGAGTTAACTTTATCTCAATTAAGAGAAGATAGATTTAAAAAAATATTAGATTAAAAATGAGAATCGTAACACAAGAAGACCAGAAAAATTGGATAACTAGTATCAGAAAACAACTAGAGAAAAAATATGATTTATTCCAGGTTATGCAGGATATGATTGATAAGGGATTCATCTCTGATAATAGTAAACCAGGTATGTGTATCCCCACAACAGATATCGGACTCTATTATAACGATGTGAGAGGGTTTTATCACGCCACAGCGGATGATTTTATGTACTTGATACCGTCAATAGATGTATATCCAATCTATAGCCACGAAGATTATTTAGATGATTTAAAGAATCGCGAGCGAGAAGATAGATTTAAAAAGTTATTAGATTAAAAAATTTTACTCACCAAAACGTAAAACAACGCAATATGAACAAAAAGATAGACAAAGATTTAGAAGCGGTATTTCAAGATATCGTGAAGATGATTTATAATGAGGCTAAGTCCACACAATCAGTAGTGGAGTATTTGAAAGCGACTTATGGTTTAGAATTATCTAGATCGTATGAATTAATTCGAGAAGCTAAATTATATTTCGCTACGTGGATTGCTGAGACTAGAGCTGAAGTTTTAACTGAGTGTATTCAAATCTTAGAACAGACTCGGGAAAGAGCCCTGGAACAGAATAACTTGAAAGAAGTTAGGGAATGTACTAAAGAGATTGCTAAACTAGAACAACTGTATATTGAGAAACACGAGCATATAGTTAAGGGAGAACAACCTTTCTTTGGACCAATAAACAATGATAGTAAAGAGAGTGAGTAAATTTATTTATACCACGGCTTTAGATAAGATTAGAAAGATGACTAAAAGAATCAAGGTTATCCCCGGGGGTTCATCTGCGGGTAAGACTTATTCTATCTTACCTATTCTAGCTGATATGGCCATTAGAACACCTAACCTATCCATTTCAGTAGTATCGGAATCGATGCCACACTTACGTAGAGGAGCTCTAAGAGACTTTCAGAATATTATGAAGGCTACCAATCGTTGGGTAGATTCACACTTCAATAAGACCAATTCTGTTTATACTTTTAGTAATGGGAGTTATATGGAATTCTTTTCGGTAGAAGATTCGGCAAAACTAAGAGGCGCTAGAAGAAATATCCTGTATGTCAATGAGTGTAATAATATTAGTGGTGAAGCTTATACCCAATTAGCAATGCGTACGGATCAAGATATCTATTTGGATTACAACCCATCTAATAGATTTTGGATAGAAGATGTCTTGAAGTCAGATGAAGCCGAGAAGTTAATTTTAACGTATAAAGATAATGAAGCTTTATCCCAATCAGTAATCGACTTCTTAGAAGAGAAGCGAGTCTTAGCTCAAACTTCTGAATATTGGAAGAACTGGTGTCGAGTCTATCTAGACGGACAACAAGGAAAACTTGAGGGTGTAGTTTTTGATAACTGGCGAACTATTGATAGTATTCCAGTAGAAGCGGAGTTAATTGCTTATGGTGGTGACTTTGGATATTCTAATGATCCTACGACAATTATTGGCGTCTATAAGTATAATGACTCCCTAGTCTTAGATGAGGTCTTATATCAAACAGGATTGACTAATAACGACATTGCTAGAATCCTTAAACAAGAAGATATCCGTGAAGAGATCTATTTTGATAACTCAGAACCAAAGAGTATTCGTGAATTAAAGAATTATGGACTACGAGCTTTACCCACAGTTAAAGGACGAGACAGTATCCTATATGGGATTCAATTATTACAAGAGAAAGAATTATTAGTTACTAGAAGAAGTGCGCATATTATAGAAGAATTGGAAAGATATATGTGGAAGAAAGACCGTGAGGGCAATACTTTGAATATCCCCATAGATGCGTTTAATCACACGATTGATGCGATTAGGTATGTTGTTCAAGTAAAGTTAAGAAAACGTTCTGGTGGTCGTCGATTTACCACTATTGGACGCTATTAAAAACAAATATAGATAAGATATATTTATTATAGAAAATTAAAAAGAATTATGATTGATTTAAAATTAAACATTGATGACGAAACTAAAGAATATACTATTCCAGAGACTTGGTCCGAAGTTACCGTAGGTGATTATATGCGTTTCGCAGCTATTGACCATAAAGGTAAAACTGAATTACAATTATTGTCAGAAATCATTTCAGCTTTCAGTGGTATTGCACCACAACACGTAGAGTTATTACAATGGGAAGACTTTGAGATGTTAATTGAGAAGATGGAGTTTGTGCAAAAACCAATGCCTAATGTCACGCTGAAAGATAGTATTATGGTGGGTGACCAAGAGTACTGGTTAAAGAAAGACTTTAATCAAATAAATGTAGCCGAGAGAATTTCTATCGCTATGATCATTAGTAAGAATGGTGAGCGTATAGATAAGTCAATGGACGAATTGTTATGTGTGTTCCTAAGACAAAAGGATGAGACTGGGAAGATGGAGCCTTATACTTCAGCTTTGAAAGTGAGAACTAAAGAATTCAGAACTATTCCCATTATGGAAGTTCATAACTTGTTCCTTTTTTTTTCAACTGGGACAAACATATTCGACAAAACTATGAAGGGATCTTCGGCAAAGAACGAAAAGTAAAGAAAGATCAACCAGAAAGAAAATCTAGGTTTGATGACTTTAACGGTAGAACTAAAGTAGATGATCACTTCCAATGGCATTTGTTTGTCCTATTTTTTATAGAGAATATGAACAAGTCAGAAGATGATGTTTATGAAATGAATTATATAGCTTCTTTGAATTGGATGGCAGCTATCAACCAACGAGAAGAAGTTAAAAGAAATAAAATGAAAGAGAAAAATGGCAGCAGTTACTAAAATAGTATCGATTAACCAATTAGTGGAACAGTTTAAATTGTTTAGTGAAGCTCACTTACAGTTAAATGATTTTGGTTACGGTCCGACCTCAGATATCAGTACCTCTAGACAAATGCAGTTCCCGTGGTTATGGATGACCCATAGAGCAGCCCACACCATTGAAGTAACTAATAGAACCGTTATTCCAGTAATGGATGTGACCTTTATTATTATGGATCAGATTAATATCCAAACTAATTATGAAGATATCAATGGTTTAGATTCAGATAACCAACAAGAAGTTATTTCAGATACTTATCAAATAGCTTTAGACTTAATTGGGTATATCCAAAGAGAATTGGGTAAAGCTGGTATTATGTTACAAGAGAATCCAACTATTGAATGGAGTCTAGATCAGACCACAGATAAAACTTCTGGTTGGGTCTTAGATGTTCAAATGAAGTTACAACACGTTAATTGTGATTTCCCATCAAATTTATAATAGACAATGCCTAGTAAGTATAGTAATAAACAATTATTTGATGATAGTAATCTAAAAGAATTTGGTAAGGATTATGTGAAAGTTTTAACCATTATGTTAAAACGTGCTGGTAAGGTAGCCTCGGGTGCCTTAATTAATAGTCTGAATTATAAACTTAAATATGAAGCCCAAGAGATATTAATGATCTTAGAAGCTAATGATTATTTGGAGTATGTAGATGAGGGGAGAAAACCAGGTTCCTTTCCACCAGTACGTGAGATTAGTAAATGGTGTTCTTTAAAGGGTATTCCTCAAGAAGCAGCGTGGGCTATCTCTACTAATATCTTTAAGTTCGGTATTAAACCGACCAATGTGATTGAGAAGACTATCAAAGAGATTACTACTTCCCCGACCTTTAGAAATAAATATGAAGAGACAATGGTTGAGAACGTAGAAGAGTATATCTTCAATCAGTTCAAAAACATTTCTAAGTAAGATATATTTATTATAGAAAATTAAGATGACTTATGAGTTTAACCAGATATATTGTCCCAGCGACATATTCAGCGGCTTATTCAGCTATTCCGATTAGAGCTTTCTCTACCACTACTGATACTAGTGATGAGTTTAACTATTTGGTAAATATCCTATATAATGAAGATGAATTCACAGCAGGTCAAGTTACGGTTTATACCTACAAGACTTATACCTATACCAGAATTGCCGGGATTAATGATAATATTAAGATTGGTGATAATATCTTCTTACACGATTCCACAGGCGTTTATACGGGAGTCTATAACGTAGTTGATAGAGTTGGAGCTACTAATATTATTATTGATTTAACTTTAGGGGCACCATTCACCGGGAGTGGTACATTATGGAACTTTATTAAATATAGTGTTCGTCCAGATTTAGATGGTGAAGTTAAAATTGATTTAGCTAACACGATTAAAGATTTCGTGACTGAAGATATTAAAGATAGTAATGAAGTTTATGCCGCACCGAATACTCGATTTGAATTCAAGTATATGATTGGTGAAGAGTTTGCTTATGTCTTTGACTTCGATGATAACTTCTTTGGGGATAATGGTAATGTAGGTTTTGTTAATACTGGTATTACGGCTACACCTATTCAAGTCGGGGATGAGATTGTAGTCCAACAAGATCTATTTGAGTGGAATTATTTAGATAACTATTTTGCTAGTGGTAACTTAGGTTTTACTTCCTCAGCGGTTCACAATTTTAGAGCCGGTCAAGAGATTACGGTTACTGGTCAAATCACTGAACCTACTTATAATGGTGTGACTACTATTTTAGATGCGGGTACACCTACTGGTTCATCAACTTACTTATCAACTAATAAACCTTTCATTAGTTCGACACCAGTTGAAGGTGGAGTTATTACCGGGACACCATTCCCAGAGTATAATACTTCTTGTGTGGTAACTAAAGTGGTTAGTGGCGCTACTGGTACTTATATTACTACGGACGTTGGTTTCGTAGCTTCTTCACAACCTATTGGGGGTGAGATTAGATTCTTAGATTCCTTGGTACAAGATATAGATGTCTTTATCTCTGAACCTTTAGTCGCTTATAATGCGCGACAGAATCTATTGGATTATACTATTGATGGTTTTGATCCTTATGTAGCTTCGGCTAGACCAGCTAATGAAAACTTCTTATCGACGATCTTAGATCCGAATGAAGAATATAGAATCGAAAGAAATACCAAATCTTGGTTGTTATCGCATATGAGTTTGGGAGCTACGGCTACCTCAGCACAGCCATATTATGAGATGTATTCAGCTACAGGTTCTTTATTAGGAGAATATGAAATGATTAACTTAGAGTTCTTACAAAGTCGTAGTTATTATTTCCCAGTGGGTCTAGAACAATTAGCTAACTCCACAACTTTGGTAACTGTCTCAGGACCAACATTCTCTGATATTGTAGATCAAGTAGATAGTTATAAAGTCTATGGTGGCTTTGGTAGTAAGATTACTAATGAATATAGTTTCTTTATCAATAAAGATTGTTCAATGTATGATGTGTATCATATTATGTGGAAAGACGCTAGAGGCTCTTGGTTATCTTACCCATTTATTTATATCTCTAAGGATGTAACCGAAGTAGAACGTAAGAACTTCTATCGTACCGAAGAGAACTGGGATCTAAATGGTACTGGTGATTTTGGATATGATACCTTTGGTCGAGGGGAGAAAACATATTTCTCTAGAAACAGAGATAAAGTAGAATTAACGTCAGGTTGGATTTCAGAATATGAGAACAACCTAATTAAAGATATGATGCAATCACCTAACATATTTGTTCAATTACCAGATAATACTTTAGTAGCTGGTATTATTGAGAATAAAGATATTAAGTTTGGTGAGAATTTAGAGGATC